TGCCCAGCTTGTGAAAGATATTGTCCGTCAGCGTTGCGAGCCGTGGGAGGTAGCCTGAATCCTCAAATATCGCAAGCACGGTATAGAACGCGATGATGTAAGGCAGGACCATGGCAAACGGCACGTAGAGCCCGGTGGTTAAAAGACCCATGGACTGCACGTAATCAATCTGGCCATCAAAGAGCTGACCGACGAGGATCTGGCCCAGCAGGCCCGGTCCCAGCCACGCGCTTACCTGCATGACCACCGGTGTCCAGAGCTCGAAAAGCGGATCGAAGATGTACCCGATAAGCGTCTCCCCGATAACCCTCACGACCATGAACGCGAGAGCGAGAACCAGCAGAGCAAGCGGCAGGCCGGTGAGCGGCATGATTGAAGCATCGGCGAGCCGGTCCCAGATCGTATGGTGCCGGTGAGTGATCTGCTGGACGGACTTAACGATGGTGCCGATCATAACCCATCGCTCCTCTTCGGTCATTGGCCGGATCTCCGCAGGAGACTTCGCATCATCGAAAGATCTGAATTTTCAGGCAAATGTCATGATCGATGCGGCTGGAATCAAGTCTCACGAGTTGCTATCTGGCAAAGGCAACACCACCCGACAAAACGCACCAAGCCGACAGACACAGCGCAATCCGAAAGATGATCCATTCGCGGGAGATCCGTTACACGATCCCTTACCGAGAGGATACGGCATAAGATCGCCAGCAGAGACCGAGCGATACATGCGAGAACATCCGTACAAGCCGCCAAAGGACAGTGATTATGAGTCGGATTATAAAAGAAGGACTGGCCGGGATTGGGACCCTACCACGGCTTAAAGTAGGTCCAGGAGCACGTTAATTGCGGCGTCCTTGGAGCGCACCGGCTGGCCGTGCGCGGCTGCGATCTTCACAATCACTGGCATGGCTTCTTCCAGCTTCAGCAAGGTGTCGTGAGACACCTTAATGCTGGTCCAAGTTGGCTCTCGGGCGGTGCAATAGTCCTCCGTATTCAGGATGCACGGCGTACATGGCTGGGCGTCTGGATGCTCACACCAACCGTGAAACCCATCTGCCTGGGTCTTCCAAAAACGGCAAGAGGGCATTTTAGGCCCTCTTCATCTGGATTAATGGAGTGCATCGGATTTCCCCGTATGCCTTCATATTCATCTCGATTGCCAGCTTCACCAAGGCATCAGTTCCTGCCCGAGGAATGTATTCGGTTGGGGGCATCCAAGTAAAAGCACTCTCACCCTCACCACAAAGCTGCTTTGCGCCGAAAATCTGAAGCATGATATCATTTAATGCCTCCTCGATCACAGAATTGAGAAGATCTATCTTTGTGTCCTTCTTTGCAAGGACGTCTCTGATCTCTTTGTTCTGGATTATGATCATTGCGCCTTCTGTTACCATCTCAGTACATCTCCAATGCATACATATGTATGCTTAGTATAAATAACTTTCCCTCTTATGATTTTCAAAGGTATCGATTTCGGAGACATCCACGTTCCCCGATTAGAAGGTAATTCTATGGATGAAGAAGAATATATAGAAGACGAGGAGCTGGAGAAAGGCTCCGATTTAGATCGCGTTCGCGCCATACTGGCCGGTGAAGGCGAAGGCATAGATGAAATCGACCAGCTGATCGAGATGGCCACTGACCCACAGCTCAAAGAAATGGCCGAAGCCATCAAACAAGACGAATCCAAGCACAAGGCAGCACTTGAGCAGTGGCTTGAGATGCAGGACGAAGGCGAATCAGACGAGCCTGAGCCCGAGGACACACCAGACCCCGATGAAGGCGAAGAAGAGCAGATCGAGGCCGATGCTGACCCAGACGACAGCATATCTGAAGAGGATCTTTTCGGTGATGAAACCGAGCCCGAAGAAGAGGCTACTAGTGACCTCATAGACGACATCCGGGAAGTCCTGGCAGAGCATGAGGCAGAGAAGGCCGAGGACGAAGAGCCTGAAGAGGACGAAGACGAGGATGAAGACCTCCCCGATTTCCTGAAGAGCGACGAGGAAGAGGAGGAAGACGAAGAGGAGGACGATGAGGACGTCATCGAGAAAGTCCTAAAGTGTTATCGGGTGCCAATCAGAATCAAGAAAGGCGATCAGCAGATCATTTACGGCATAATTTCCGAGCCAAATGTGACCGACCTACAGGGAGATCGTCTAAGTGAATCCGAGATCGCCAAGGCCTGCCACAAGTTCATGCAGACTTCGCAGAGGATCAGCAAAGAGCATGCGGAACCCGCCAAGGCAGATATCATTGAATCCTACATTGCCCCGGTGGACTTCACCTGCGGCGGGCAGAGTGTTCGTAAAGGGAGCTGGGTGATGGCAGTCAAAGTCCACGACCCAGGCCTCTGGCAAGCAATCAAGAAAGGCGAGATAACAGGATTTAGTATCGGGGGTCACGGGACAAGAATCCCTATCTAATAAATATGCATCGACGCAATAACATTTAAATATAATACGGCCCCTGTATGTAATGTGGTCTAGGGTCTGCAGCCCAAAAACACCTTTTCCGAGAGGTGCTGACCACAATACTCGCTCGGAACACTATCGGAGGTGTTTGGTTGCCCACAGGCCATCCAGTTGAACGTATTACTCGTTATTGTATCGAATGCCATACCCCTATCTATCTAAGAGAAGCCGAATTAAAGAAGCCAGGCCGTGGCAAATTTTGTAGTAGATCCTGTTCCGCAAAGTGGAGGAGAACTCGAAAATTATGTGGAATAAAACACAGCGGATGGATACACACAACTTGCCAATACTGTGGCAAGAAGATAAAAGTATCAAAGGCCGACCACAAGAAAGGAGAGGGGAAATTCTGTTCACGTTCTTGCTTGGGAAAGTGGCGAGCTAAAAACGACCCGCACGTTTCGAAGATACTGAGCCGAGACGGCGCAAAAGCCAAATGGAATAACCCCGAACTTAGGAAACGGATGCTCGAAGCGCGAGCGATCGTCTCTGCAGACCCAGTTTTTAGAGCAAAGCAAAGTCGGATTACTAAAAGCCAAAACAGAATTGGCCCAAAGTCGGCTTCATGGAAGGGCGGCAAATCCTTTGAACCGTACTGTCCCAAATTCACAAAGGAGTTAAAAGAAGCAGTACGAGACGCATTCAACCGCAAATGTTATTTATGCGGTAGTCCGGAGAATGGGAGAAAACTCGATATACACCACTGCGATTACAATAAATCACAGGGATGTTCGGGAAACCAATGGAGCCTTCTTCCGTTGTGCCGATCGTGTCATGCGCGGACAAACAATATACGTTGGTACTGGTTTGCTTTATTAAGGGATTATTGGATCTATGAGTATTTAGATTTCAATTCAAATCTCTTTTAACTCTTTTTATTAGTGCGTTAGTCTCATGATGAGGTGATTTTTAGTGCCGTTTGATTTGAAAGACTTAGACCTAGACGAAGTCTCGTTAGTAGGCAAAGCTGCGAACAATCGCAAATATTTGATAATCAAGAACACAAATGGAAGTGTACCGATGACAAAGACCAAGCCCGCTAGGGCTGACAAGGCCGGAGCAAGGGCTCTGGTCAGCAAGGCTGAGCTGCTGGATATCGTCCAGAAAGCAGTCGAACCGATCCGCAAGGAGAACGAGGAGCTGCGCTCTATCCTCCGCAAGAAGGAGTATGAGCAGATAGCCAAGTCCGATTTCTCCGGCCTGGGGACTCCTGAAGAGGGTGCTGAGATCCTGAAGAGCCTGGAGGCTCTGCCAACCGAGGCCCGGAAGACTATCTTGAAGACCCTCAAGCAGGCCAGCGTAATGAAGGCCGAGGCAGGCAAGCTGCTCTATCATCCGATGGGTAGCGACAGGCCCGCACCTGGGACCTCTATGGCCGAGTTCGAAGCCCTGGTAACCAAGCACGAGAGCCTAATCCAGAAGTCCGGTAGCGGCCCCACAGATCCCAAGGTTCGCCATGCTCTGGCGGTAGCCGCAGCCACTCGCGAGAATGGCGCTCTGGCTAAGTCCGTGTTGGCCGAGGAGAGGGCAGGTACTGTGCGCGCTCAGATGGGGGTGATCTGAAATGACCGACATGACGGCCCCCTTCAGGGAAGCTCTACCAGGAGACATTAGCCCCTACAATCCGGACGGTGACATGTCTGCTCTGGAGTACTGTTTCGTCCAGCTGGACACCACAAGAGCTCGGACAGTACAGGCATTTTCAAGCGGCCATCCAGTAGGCGTCCTGTGCAACAGGCCTACGGAAACCGCGACTTCCACCAACTTCTCAATCACCGCGCTGGTCCAGTGGAGAGGCAAAGCCCTCGTCAAGACTGGATCCAGTGGTCTGGCAGTAGGTGACCTGGTGAAGGTCGGTACTGGTGGTGTCGGCGACAAGGCCACGCCCACCAACAAGGATATCATCGTGGGACAGTGCGAAGTCGCTGCTGCTGCGGGGCTCCCGGCTACCGTGAGACTGTTCACGTACCAGGCGAACATTTGAGGTGATGATTCATGGATTACAGAGAAACTATAGCATCCCTGGCCCAGCAGGTAGTTAACAAGGGCCTGGACTATTCACAGATCCACGTAGCCCGGCTGGAATCGGAGTGGTCTCTCGCCTACAGGCAGGAACCCACAAACTTCGTGGCTGATCAATGGTTCCCCATGATATCGGTGAACCAGATAGCCGGTCTCTATCCCAAGTGGGCTATGGAGAATCACTTTACCAACAAGGCAGGTGAGTGGAGGCCCGGCAGCATCCCGCCTCAGGGAGAACTCAAGGTAGATACCCCCGGCTCGTATGTGTGCCGCAGGTATGCCTTCGAGATGCCCCTCATGGCCGATATCCCCTACGTGGCCGACCAGGGCTACCCCATCGAGCAGGCGACAACCAACATGGTTACTGACGTGCTCCAGTTGAATAAGGAGCTGGTCATCGCCAACAGCTACTTCAAGGAGTCTGTTTGGGGAATCGATGTCACTGGAACTGCCAGCGGTGAGACCTGGTCTCCCGGCGATATTACCACAGGCGAGACCATTCGCCAGTTCAACGACGCGGACAGCGACCCTCTGGGTGTCTTCAAGGATTCCAAGCTGGCTATCAAGAAGGCTTGCGGTCTGCTGCCCAACACGATGGTCATAGGTGAACAGGCCTACGAGGAGATGAGGATCAACAACCAGCTGATCAGTCTCTACAGGAACCCACAAGGTGCTGACAAGGTCCCCACCAAGCTGAACGAGCAGATGATAGCTCAGGCTCTGGACATCGATAACGTCCTGGTGGCCAAAGCCATGTACAACACCGCTGCCCCAGGAGCTACCGTAGCCCTGGACTGGATCTTT